ATGAGAGCATGTTTGAAAAAGATGATAATGTTCCATTATTAGTATTTCATTATGGTATGAATCTTACTCAAATTAAAGATATGTTCTATGAAAGAAATATCATACTTAAAGGACATGAATTCGTTGAAGCTGCTAATGTGAAATTGATATAATTATAATAATCTGATTCTTTACCTTTGGTTTGGAAATTGCAAAAGGTTCGCCCACTGTCCTAGTTAAACAGTGGGTTTTTTATTTTATATTAAAATCAATTTCATTTAATTTTTCAATAATATTTTCATCATATCTAATTCTTATTAAATTAATATCATTATTTTTACAATATTCATTTTTAATTCTATCATTATTTTGTAGATATTTTAATTTTTCATCTCCACCAAAAAATTCTTTTGAAATAAAGTGTTGTTCACCATCAAATTCAATACAAATATTATGTTCTGGTAAATAAAAATCAAAACGTAATGTATATTTATATTTACAATCTAAAAATCTATGTTCTTGAAGAGTGAATATATTTTTATTTCTTAAATAATTCATTATTTTTCTCTCATTTTTACTTTGTTTACAATATGGGCAATTTTGTCCTTGTAAATGATTACCAGCTAGTTGTCTAAATTTACCATGTTTAGGACAAATTATTGTTATTTTAGTTTTAACATTTTTATAATTAACTAATGAATAATCATAAAAATTATTATGAATAATATTTACTTCTTTTATATATTCTTCTGTTGTTTTATTAAGGCCTCTACACTTAGGACAACCTTGGCCGCATAAATGACCATTTGGTGTTTGTTTAAATATACCATGTATTGGGCATATTATTTTTATTTTAGATTTATTACCTTTATATTCAACCAATGAATAGTCATAAAAATTATCATGTATTATATTTAATCTAAGAATTAAATCATCTAATAATAATAAAAATAATTTTCCTCTTTTTTCATTATAACATTTCAAACACCCTTGGCCACGTAAATGACTATTCGGAGTTTGCAAAAATTCACCATGCTTAGGGCATATAATTTTTACTTTTTTCTTGCTTCCCATATAATCAACCAATGAATAATCGTAAAAATTATTATGTAATTTATTTGCATTTTCAATAAAATAAGGTAAATCAACATATTTCCTAGAACATTTAGGACAATTACAGCCATTTAAATGGCTGGTCGGTGTTTGTTTAAATTGGCCATGTATAGGACAAATTATTTTTATTTTAGTTCTATTTCTAATATAATCATCTAATGGATATTCATATTTATAACCATGTACTTTTATTGCTTTATAAAGAAATTCTTCATTTGTTATTTTTTTAGACATTTTTAAAAAATTTATATAATATAATTTACAAATATAATCAAAATTTTTAATAAAAACAAATATTACTATTTATAATAAATTATAAAATTTATAATGAGTGAATTTGATATAAATATTGATAATGAAGGTTTTGAGGTAGAATACCCAATACCAATATTTGATAGATTTGAAAAGCAAAAACAAGACGCTCGTAAACTAGAAATAGAATTACGCTCAAAAGGTGGTAGATATGATGCTGTTATTATGTGTAATAATGGTGATGTTAAACCTGCAAGTAAATTAACAATTCAAGAACAAGAAGAAGAAATAATTAAATGTGCAACAGATCCAATTTATTTAATTGAGACGTATTTTACAATTTTAGATTTAACACAAAATGGTGGTACAATTATACCATTTAAACTATTTGAATTTCAAAAACAATTAATAAACGAATATAGAAATAATGATTTTAATATTGTTTCAAAATATCGTCAAGCAGGTATATCTACAACAACAATGGCATATGTTGCATGGTATATTTGTTTTAATCCAAATAAGACAGTAGCTATTGTTGCAAATCTTTTAGGTAATGCAATTAATGAATTATTAAATGATTGTGTTGGGTTTATTAGAGGATGTCCTGAATGGTTAGTTCCAAAGGCAACAAAAGATACACAAAAATTTAAAATATATGATAATGGATCAAGTATTGGTGCATATGCTGTTAAGAGCGGCATTCGATCCCTAACTCCCTCATTATTAGTGTGGGACGAAACAGCATTTTGTGAAGGGGGTGATGTCTTCTGGAAAGCGGCTTCTCCAACGCTACAAACGGGAGGATCGGCAATATTCGTGTCTACACCAAGCGGTTATGATCCAGTCTATTATAAAACTTTTGACTTAGCATTAAAAAAAGAAAATAATTTTAATGCTGTTGAAATATATTGGTTTAATGATCCTAGATATAATATTGGATTGGAGTGGGTTAAAAATAAAGGTAATGATAATGAAATTAGAATTAATGACGATAATTGGAGCCAAGAAAAAAGGATAAAAATGAAACACGAAGGATGGTCTCCAACATCCGAATGGTTTGAAATACAAATTAAAGCAGCAAACGGTGATATGCGTCAAATTGCCCAAGAATTAGAAAATTCATTTACTGGCTCTGGTGATAATTTTATTGAAGAAAAATATTTAAATGACATTGAAAATAATCAAGTAAAAGAACCAATAAGAAAAGAGTATGTTGATCGAGAAATGTGGATATATGAAGATCCTAATCCAGATGACTTATATATTTTAGCCACAGATACTTCTATGGGTTTCGGTAGCGATTCGTCAAGTATAAATATATTAAAAGTAAAACAAATAACCGAAGAAAAAATACAAGAAAGACCAGATGGCTCAAAAAAGAAAATAAAAACTATAACACATAAAGCAGAACAAGTAGCAGAATATTATAATAAAACAACACCTCAAATATTAGCACAAATTACATATGATTATGCAAAAAAATATAATAATGCATGTATTGTTATTGATGTAACAGGTGGAGGGGCTGGGATATATATTATTGAAAAATTATTTGAATTTGGGTATCCAATAGAGGATATATACTATTCTGAAGTTGAACATAAACAAACAAGAGAAAGATTAGGTGGTTATGTAAAATCAGAAGTTAAAGTTAAATCTGATGGTAGTACTCAGGATATTGATTTAGTACCTGGGTTTTATATTGGCGCAAACAGACCACAAATATTACATAATATACAAAAATTCATTTATAGTAATGATATTATTATAAGATCATCAAGATTAGTAAATGAATTTAAAACTTTTATTAATGTTCAAAATGGAAGAATAGCTGATCATAGAAGATCATTTCATGATGATAGTATTATGGGAATGGCTATTGGCTTATATGTCCTTAGCTTTGATACTAAACGCTTTAACAAGAAAGATAATGAAAAAACTAAGAAAATGATGAACGCAATATTAACTATGAATGATATTAATGAAATAAATAAGGATAAACCAAAGCCTATACCTAAAATTGCTTATGGGTATAACCCAATGAAAGAGTTTAGTTGGGTATTCAAAGGGTTGAAAGGGTGTTAGTTATATAATATCTCATAACATTATTCACCTAATAATTCTTTAATTGCTTTTTCTAGTAATATAGCTTTACGACCTTGTTTATATGCAATTTCAATAACAGTATCAATATCATAATTTTCTTTGGCATGTTGTTTCCAATTCTTACCAAATCTTGCTGTTACAAATTCTGTTTTTAATAATTCATCAACTTTTTCAAAAATTTTTTCTGATTTTTTCATGATATATTGTTTATTGTTTTCATTTGTTTTTCAATTACCTTAATTAATTTTTCAGATACTCGTTCTGATATGCATTCAATATGTTCATGCTCATCAGCAAATGGATTCCATTCAAGCATTAATTTACCACAAGTCTTGCATTTAGGTTGTTCTGATATTATCATTTTTCTTTCCATATTAATTATTTTATTTATTCACAATCATCTTCGCACATACATTCTCCACAATATGTATTACCATCAGATATATGACATTTACATCCTTGGCAAGTTATACTTTGATTATTATTTTTTTTACTTCACCCACCGGACACCACTCAGGTGTTTCAACACGTCCAAACATATCATTTAAATTACAAAAGTCGTTTCCAAACCCATATTTCATAGGAACATCTGGATGCTTACAATTACTACCATATCTAGGGTGTTGTCCAGAGACTAATAATTTATGCTCATACCATTTACATTCATAACAAGATCTATATTTTTGTTCTGGAACTGTAACTATCGTGTAACCTTCTTTCTTTTCCATGTTATATTAATTTATGTATTTACAAAATTTATAAAACTTTTCTAAATCGTTATTAATTGTTTTTAGAGTCCATAATTTATCTCTATATTCATTATATGATATATTACAATATTTATACTCCATATATAATAGTTTAATATCTAAATTAACTGAATATAACGTTAGCTTAGCCTCAACAATATTCATTATAATTTTTAAAGATTCATCCATAATCTAATTATTTTATTTAAAAAATTCCCATTCATCAGCGTTAAATACTTGATGGACAGTTTCATTAGTATCATTTATTACTGTTTTAATAAATGCTTCACCAATATTATTATCGTCAGTCCATGTAGCAACGCCAAGATATTTTTTATCTCGCCATATATGATATTCTTTACCATAAATTAAAAAATCTTGTTTCATTAATATTTTTTATTTAAGTATTCTTCAAAATCAGATTGTACTTTTTCAATTTCTTCAGCATTAACTGTTACAGCATCTGATTTATGGTTTACAAAATCATTGAATAAATCAGCTATATTATCTTTATAATCATAGCAAATTCTTTCAAAGATCGTTAATTTCGACATTTTATGCTGATCAGTAGCAACTAATAATAAATCGAATATTTCATCTTCATTAAGATTATTTAATAATGTCCACCCTAATTGACTTCTTGATATTTCTACTGATAATGAATCTTTAATTCTTATTGTATTCATATTAATATATTTTAATTTATTTAAGTATTTCATATTTAGTTTTTGGTAAGCTTCCACTTAATATAGCATTACCACATGTAATTAAACCGTAGTCTTCATCATAACTAGGAACAAATACTATGACATCAAATCCAGCTTCTTTAAGATTAGCTTCGGCATCTTTGTATGGTGTATATAATCCATAACCACAAGTAGTTTTAATATTATTAGCTTCACTACTTTCAGTTAAATGAATGGGAGTTATTTTGCACATAAACTTTTTAGGATTAAATAATTTTCTTAGTCTCCATGCATCAATAATGTAATCATCTGCTAATGCAAAGTTTAAAGTATATTTTCTTCCTATTGGATCTGGTAAAATCATTCCAATTTCAGATATTTCTTTAAGAGATAATGAATTATTTGAAAACATTTCATTTCGCTGATAATCATCAGTACTATTAATAGAAAACTGTAAACCGGCATCTCCTTTATAAAGTTTATTTTTTATAAAATTTGTCCAATCAAGCAAATATTCAGTTAAATGTTTATTTGATTTTGGTAACATTGTTGATATAACTGGATGAATTAATGATTCGCCTATATATGGTTTTACTATTTCTTGTAAATTACTAGCGTGATCAAGAATATTTGCGTTAAATGTTGGCTCACCCATTCTTGCATAATGAAGATTTAATCTTTTGGTATTCAATATTTCAGGATGTAATTTTAATCCTTCAACTAACATATTTGTTAAATCATTTAATGTTGCATTCAAACCAGATCCTACTTTAGGTACGTCACAAAATTTACAATTCATACTGCAACCATATTGAGTACTTATGGTGATAACCCATTTTTCTTCTAAAGACATTATTTCACCATTAGGTACACATTAATTTCATCATGAAGTTTCAAAAAATCTGCTTTAATATTTTTTTCTTTTCCATAATCACCAACTGAAACAAATTCAAGCAAGCCTTTTTCACCTTGCATTACGCAAATATTACCTGTTGGTACTTTTAAATTTCTTGTTATCATAATATTATATTTATATTAAATAATCTTTATTTCGCAAATATAATAATAATTTTCTTAATATTTATATAAAATATTGAAAATTTTACAGTATTTATAATAAAATATAAAATTTTATAAAATATATTATGGCAGAAAATGATAATAATCAAAATAATAAACTAACTGTTTACCAAAAACTTAATAAAACGTTAAATCTTGATGGATTTGGATTTGATACCACAAATCTTTCAAATGCTAATCCCACATTTGCTTCTCACTATGATACTCAGAGAGCTAAAATCATTATAAAAGGTGATAGTCCTCAAGATATTCGAATGAAGGGTCTTGAGTTACAACAAAAACAAGAACTCACCAATAAATTTTTCAAATCTTCAGAAAGAAGCTTCCAAAAAAGTATGCAATATGAGGCTGCAAGACTTCCGGCATATATTGATTATATGGGTATGGAATACTATCCATTGATTGCCAGTGCACTTGATTTATATATGGAAGAAGCCACCACCATTGGAATGAATGGTAGGATGCTTAATATTTATTCAAATAAGGAACGTATTAAATTGCATTTAGAAGAATTATTTAATGATATTATTAATATAAACGTAAATTTACCTTTCTGGACAAGGAATTTAAGTAAATTTGGTGATAATTTTGTTTTGCTATTTGGTGAAAATAAAAAAGGCATTACCAATGTTCAACAAATGGTTAACTATGAAGTAGAAAGAATAGATAGAGTTCATAATGGCAAACCAAATGTTAAGTTCAAAGAACGTATTACTGGAAATGAATTCAATATTTTTGAGATTGCACATTTTAGATTATTAGGAGATGATCTCTTTATCCCATATGGCGCGAGTTGTCTAAGTAAAGTACGCCGAACATGGCGGCAATTGGTACTTGCAGAAGACGCTATGCTTACTTACCGCATCATTCGTGCTGGTGAGAAAAAAGTGTTTAAAATAGATGTTGGAAATATTGATAATGATGATGTAGATGAATATATAGCTAAAGTAGCTTCAGCTTTTAAGAAGTCTCCTCAAGTTGATAATAATAATGGTCAACTTGATTATAGATTTAATATTTTAGGAAATGATGAAGATTATTTTTTACCAGTTAGAAACGGAAATTCAGGTACTGGTATTGAGACACTTCCTGGAGCATGTTTAGCATTAGATACAAAAATTGAGCTTCTTGATGGTAGAAGTTTAGAATTATCTAATATTATTGATGAATATAATAATGGCAAAAAATTATGGTCATATTCAATAAATCCAGAATCTGGCGAAATTGTACCTGGAATAATTACATGGGCTGGAGTTACTAGGAAAAACACTGAAGTACTTAAATTAACATTAGATAATGGTGAAACAATTACATGTACTCCCGATCATAAATTTTTATTACGTGAATTTAAAAAAATTGAAGCTAAAGATTTAAAAATAGGTGATTCATTAATGCCATTTTATAAAAGAATGAAAAAAATTTATAAAAAATATGAATACGAACAAATTTTTGATATTTTTAAAAATGATTGGGTTACTACACATAAAATGGTTTCTTCATTTTTTAAAGCAAAAAATGTTATCAAAAAATTTATTTTTAATAGTAAAATAATTAATAGGAGAGATGTTATACATCATAAAAATTTTAATCGATTTGATAATTCTCCAAATAATTTAGTAATTATGGGGGATAAAGATCATATCTCTTATCATGGTTCAATTAATTCAACAATAAATAATTGGTGGAATAATAATAAAATTTCAATAAATGTCAAAGAAAGTGTAAAAAAACATATTGGCAATATACTTAGTACATATAATAAAAAAAGATGGAAAAATATTAATTATAAATCTAAGATGTCAAAATTTAGAATAAATTTATGGAAAGATGATGAATATAGAAAAAAAACAATTAATAAACAAAAAGAATATATTAATTCATTCGGGAAATATAATTATTCAATAAAGTTACATAAGTTATTAATTGAATCAAATTTAAAATCAAATAATTTTAATGAATTATTAAATAACGTAAATAATAACCCTAGTTTTATTGAGCTATATAACGAAGGAAGAAAAAATATATACAAATATAAGTATATACCAATAATAAAAAGGAGAGGTCTTGATTCAATTATTAAGTATTTTAATTATGATGGATTAAATGATTTGAATAATAAATCTAAATTGTATAATCATAAAATAGTTTCTATTGAATATTTAAATGAAAAGCAAGACACTGGAACTATTACTATTGATGGTAATGAAAAATATCATAATTTTCATAATTTTGCATTAACTTGTGGTGTTTTTACAAAAAATTCAAATTTAAATGACATAAATGATATAGAATACCTTCGAGATAATTTATTTTCTGGACTTTCAATTCCAAAACCATTTCTTTCAATGCAAGACGCTGCTGGAGCTGGTAAGAATATGGCTCAATTTGATATGAGATTTGCTAAAAAGATTGCTCGTATACAACAAGCAATGATTCAGGAATTGAATAAAATTGCAATTATTCATTTAACATATCTTGGCTTTGACAATGAAGATTTGGGAGATTTTACATTGACTCTTAATAATCCTTCAACACAACAGGAATTATTAAAGACTGATCTTTTAAATCAAAAAGCACAAGCATATAGTAATTTAACAAAGGTTGAAAATGGTATTGCTGCGATGTCACATACTGAAGCAAAAAAAATGATATTTAATATGTCGGATCATGAAATAATTAATGATTTAAGACAACAACGAATGGAAAGAGCAATAATGCAAGAATTACAAGATACTCCATTAGTAATTAAACATACAACTGTTTTTGATGACATTGATAAAAAATATGGTGAAGCTGGTGGTGAAATGATGGGTGGTACACCTGAAATGAGTGGTGATACTGAAACATCAATGCCTTCAGGTGGTGGTTTACCAACAGCACCAACGGAAACTCCTCAGACTCCTGGAGCCGAATTTCAAAAGCCTAATGAATTACCTCCTGTTGAAGGTGAAGGATTTAAACATAGAAAAAGCATAATGTCTGAAAAAACATATAATAATATTTTGGATAAGTTGGTTAATAATGGAAAATCAAATAATATTAAACAAAATATTATAGTTAAAAATAAAGAAGTATTGAGGGAAAATGAACTTAGAAATAAGAAATTAAATGAAGAGGCAAGTGATATGATTCTTGAAATTAATAAATTACTTGAAGATCCAGATAAATCCAAGGAATTATTAAAAACATATGATAAGTTAACATTTGATTTTGATAAAATAAGAATAAATGAGATTAAAGACAATGATTCTAATAATGAAGAAAAATAAATAAAATAGTACATCTTCATTATCTATATTTAAAACTATTTATATAAAAAATTATATAATATTATGGATAAAATTAATGTTGGTCTTGTTAAGATGATTATTTTAGAAAAATTAAATGAATCATTATTAAACGAAAAATCATTAAACACATTAAAAGAAGATATTTCTAAATTTTGTGATATTGTTAATAATTCGCCTATTTTACAATTAGAATATAAACTTTTTGATAATTTAGAAAATAAGCATGTTGATAGTGATATTATAGCAACAAGATATATCGATAATAACATTAAGCTTTTTGAAAAATATTCAATTGATGATATTAATATTGAACATAATAAATTATTGGAATTTGTTAATGATGATAATTTGCATATTATCGATAACAATAAAATTAGAATAAATGAATCAATACATAATTTAATTATTGAGAGTAACATTAAAAATTCTGATCCTAACATTGATTTATTACATGAAAGTTTTATTAATGTTTTAAATTATCTAAAAAAAGATATTAATATTAATAATGTTATAAGTGAAAATAATAATACTGATAATTTAAATAATAGTATTGTTGAAATAGCCATAAATAAGTTTAATGATAAATTTGATGAATTAGGTAATGAAGATAAAGATTTATTTAAATCACTTGTTAAATCAACGAAAGAAGAAAAGAAATCAATATTTGAAAAATATAAATCAGATATTAAAGTAATTTTAGAAAATGCTAATAATATTGAAATAAAAGATCGTATTGATGAATCAATAAGTAAAATTGATAAAATGGAATATAATAATAAAACTATTAATGATGATATTATTACGTTGTTTGAATTAAATAAAGCATTAAAAGCTAAATAATATTATCCAAATTTTGCAATACTTTCTTTATTAGCTGCGTTAAAATCATTAAATTTGTCACCTAACTTTAATTGACTATATCCAAACCAATGACCTTTTGGCTTTGGTAAATTAACAATATATTGATTATGTTCATCGCCTAGATATCCGAATATTTTTTTTACATAATCTAAACCTTCAACAATATAATTATCACCCTTGCTATTCTTAGCAGCAGCAATAGTATCGGTATATGTTTGTCTTTGAAAATTACCTCTACTATAACAAAATAATGTACTAGATGCTAAATTATTTGTTAAATTAGCATTATATTTCATAAGTCTACATTGTGCTTTAATACAAAGATCTGGATTATCGATAAGATTTTGATGTAATATAGCTCTATTATCATGTGCAAGTTGTCTGCTTTCCTTAGTAGTAGAATCTCCTCCAAGTAAATATGACAACACAGAATTTACATCACCTTTTAAATTTTTTGTTATTTTAAGTTTTTCAGCATCAGTAAAAGCAGTAACACTACTATATCCTCCTGGTTTAATCATTATTTCATATGTTGTAGACATTACAAATTGGGATATTCCAGATGCAGTACTAATATTGGGATTATAAATCCAAATATTATATTTTGATTCTTGATATGCTTGAGCTGCAATAATATTACTATCTAATCTATACATTATAGAATATATATCAAACCAATCGATTAATGCTTCGCCTAGTTGTTCATTTGTTAATATTTTTTTATTATGTACATCTACAGCATTAGATATCCAAATTTTTGGATTATTTTCTTCGCTTGAAAATGGTAATCCCACTGGTTTTTTATTATATGTGTTTACACCTTGTAAAAGGCTATTACCATTTCCTTCACAAATTTTTCTAATAAATTTTTTACCCGCTTCTGTTAATTCCTTTTGTGGCATTATATATTATATTAAAATTTTTATATTTTTATGTTTCAAAAATACGACAGCAAATAATAAAAGCTGCCAATATATAGTTTTATATTATGTCATATATTTGGCAATATATACTAATTATTGCCAAATATTTGATTTATTATATTAATAATTCAAACATTGCATTAAATTGTGCATCTGCTGGTAATGCTCCAGGCGTTAATGCTGCAACAATAATATTATTTGCAGAAATATTACCATTAGTTTCATCGGTTGAACCACTATCAATACCTGCAATAGCTGCTGATTGTCTATTTAATGGTATTGGGTATTTTAATATTTTAACTCCATTAAATTTAGTTGTCATATAATTATTTGAAGTAATATTATGTTCTACATCAATGATCATATATGCACCATTATACATTGGAATATTTTCTAATTGAAAATATTGCGTTGGTTGGATCATCATATTACCCAGCATTTCTATTTGTGCTTTATATGATCTATTTTCATATACATTATATAAATTTTGACCTTTAGGTATTGGTGATTGTTTTTTATTATCTCCGGCAATTCTAGATAATATTGCTAATGATTCATTTGTTTCGGGATATTCTTTACTATCAATCTTAATATTTTTAAAATATGATTGATTTTGTTGTCCAAATCTAACTCTAAATGCTCTTACCTGACGATAAGGAAAATTTAAGTTATTATCAATTTTATCTTTTTCTTGGTTATCATCAACATTATTTACTTTTATTAAGGCTCCACAGTCATTATTATTAAAATCAGGTAGATTTTCATTACCTAAGTCAACAATACCATCATTAATAAAGCCATTATTAGGAGTTGTCAAATAATTAGAAGTACCACCAATATACATACATACATAAAATGCATCAACATTTTCTTGACTTATACTATCATTTGTATCAAAAATTTTAAATGTTTTCTCCCAAGGATTATTACTATTAAAAGACATAAAATTTTGTAATGGGAAAAACTCAAAACCATTCTTAGATAACAATCTTGACATTACTGTAAATACATTTATATCAACATCATTATACATTTCTAATAATTCTTCTGGATTAATAACAACATCACCAATTGGATTCATTGCTCTATCTACAAAAGCAAATTTATCAATTAAATTATTATTAGTATCGTTGAATGGATAACCATTAATATTTTTATTTATGCCAGATATCCATTTATCTGAAATATTTTTAAATGAATAATACATTTGATTCCAAATATCGTCGTCATCAATTGACTTTTTAAATTCATTTTCAATATTTTTTATATTTGTCTTTTGATTTTGTAATTCTTCATTTAATCTTTTAAAAAATATATTAAAAAAATTATCGTTTATTCTTCCTTTATCACCAGCAACAGCATTTAGTGTATTTAATGAAATATAATTATCAAATACTTCATTTTTTTGTTTCTTTAAAAATGTAAGTTGATTATAATTTGTAATAATCATCTTTTTAGCTAGAGTATCTGTAATACTATTTTTATATGTATTTAATAAATTATCATTATAAAATTTAAGCTTATTAGATTGAGTATCATTTTTATTTACTAATAAACTATACATTGAATTGAGATTAGTTTTTAAGTCATTAAAAATACTACCAGTACTAATAAAATTATTATAAAAATCAGTAAATATTTTTTCGGTATTAGTTCCAAGTGGAAAATATTTTTCAAAAAAATCAATATCTAAATTAATTAATCTTAACGTATTTAATAATATTGAATTTTTAACAACACTATTATAAAATAGTTTTTCATCATTAGTAGCTCCATTTTTTGATTTTATTAATTTAATAATGGAACCAATATATAATGGTAAATAATATGGAACTTCAATAAGTCCAGAGGTATTAAAAAATTTACTATTAATATCTTTAGCATCAGAAAATGGACTTAAAGTTCTACCAAAATTAGATGATATCATCAATACACTTAAATCTAATTGTGATGGATCATTTAATATATTAAAAAAGTTTACATCATAAAAAGATAATATATTACTCCAAACATTAACTAAATCACCATCATTATTTGTTGCAATATCTGCTAAATATCTACTAACATATGGTTTATCACTATTTAAATTTAAAT